CCCCGGAAATACTGCCAACGCGGACAGAGCCACCTGCATTAACGTTACCGGTAACGTTTCCGCAACGTACAGACCCTCCAGCACCAGCGCTGCCTGAAACGTTCCCGCAACGTACAGAGCCGCCCGCACTGACGTTACCGACATCGCCGTTAACCTCTACGCTCTGGTCGCATCTGAGATTTGAAACATTGCCGGTAATCTGAATCGGAGGTTCGATACCGTTGACCTGAGCGCCGTCAACGATGATCTTTCCCTCTATGATGTCCATCCGGGAGACATCACCGCTAATCGTCACGCCATTAATCTGAATCATACTGTCACCCCTGCTGTCGCCGTCAGAATGTCTTCGCACACTGCCAGCACATCTTTCTTTTCAACTGTCATATTTTTCGAGCCTACAAAGTCACCAACGCTTTCACGCAGCGTTCCGCCTTTCGACGACCTGGTGCGACTGACAACCTTGTTCTTCGGAGTTGCCTGGATAATGCAGTTCTTCGCCCCGATGTCGTCGATCAGCCAGCTCTTGATCTCGGCCACTTCGGACTGAGTAACCTGATCGAGCTTCACCCGGACATAATTGCCAGAACACAGATCCCACGCTTCGACGTCATCAGTTACGGTTGCAGCGCTCAGATCTACGAATGCAGGTGCTTCGGACGGCCAGTAGCTAACGCCTCTGTCATTCACGAGCAGGAAGCCCGCCTTTGAATCGACATCACCCCACGTCTGGTGAGTTGTTGCACCGACAGAGAACACGCCATCGCGCACTTCTTTGTGGTTGTGATAGTGGCCGGAGAAAACATAGCGGAAGCCCAGGTTCTTCAGGTCATCAGGGTTGATCCCGTGACCCGGCATGTTCGGCAGCACATCGTCCACCGGTGCATGAATGAACAGGTCGTACTCGCCAACAGGCTCCGGCAGCTCGCCGATTGCACGGTTAATCTCTGCCAGCAGATCGTCACTGTTGTCGTACCACGGGACATACACCGCCCGATTGCGATCAACGATCTTTGTTGCTGATACAACCATGACTTCCGACAGCTGGCTCAGCGCTTCACAGGCGTTAGTCAGTGCGTTGCTGTCTTTCGACTCCAGGTCATGATTACCGGCCAGCACATCGACCTCTTCGATGCCCATGTCTATGATCTGACGAAAAGTGTCCAGTGTCGGGTTCAGTACGGATGGAGTGATAGAGCCGCGAACGTGAAACAGGTCGCCGGTGATTACCATGCGCTTACCGCCAGACTTGAGAGTCTGTTGGGCGGCACGGATCAGCTCGTTAAGAATGATGCGCAGACGGGAGTTAACTCCATCTGCTGTGGACTCAGCAAAAGCGGTCCAGTTATGGAGATGCACATCGGATGCAACCCCGAACGGTTTGGTCATTTTCTGTCCCCTCTGTGTGCGTGTGTAAGTCAGAGCATAAGTTTATAAGCTCTGACTTACGAAATAAACGCTTTTCCTTGGGGAATCGAATGGTAATTAGAAAAGAATACCGATGATTTCACTACCAAAAGCGAAAGCACCGAGTAAGGCTACAAGCCCCGTTTCGCCGATGTTTTTGAGTGAGTCCAGAATCATAATGCGGCTCATATTGATAAGTAAGCCCTTACTTTAATAGATCCTTGTTCTTGAGGTAGATTACTGTGGCTCGCGTGTTGCTTTTCATAATCAGGTTGCCATAAATGCTCGGCAGTCTTCTCAGCAGGTCAGCACCGGCCTCCTCCTGCCCCATGCCTGACTCTACATACAGGTGGTTCTGGTAGGCGTGCTCTCGAATCACCTCCTCCTTGTCTCCCGTATGTACCCGCTCTACCACCGCTGTGCCCAGCACATTACCCGGCTTATCTATCAGCGTGACCTCTACCCCCGGACTCAGGCGGCCAGCCCAGGCTTCACCCAGGCGGATCGTGTTGAACTCGCCATCGGTGCCTGTCGGATCTACAAACAGAATCGGATATGAGTACCCGCCGCACTCTTTCAGGCGAATAGTTTGCCCATGCTGTTCTCGCCAGCTGTTCAAGGAGCCCAGTGACTCACAGGTGCTTTGTTTCCCGCAGTGCCCACAGAGATCCCGGTCAACAGATAGCGACCACCCGGACTCACTCGGCTTTACTGCTCTGACATTGGTATCAATCATTGTTCATCCTTGCTCTGTCATTGATTTACAAGCAGATTGTGAATGATCGTTTCAGGGGAGTCGCCCGAGAAAGATTGGTAGTACAAAGGGGCTCAGGACAACCGAATGAACGTTCTAACTAGAACAAAAGATCGCTAAGTGTACAAAGTCAGACGGTCTACAGGCAATTTAGCCGAACTCTCACAGAATTAGACTGTGGGCTGGATCAACCTACAGCCAGCGGCCCTCCTTTACTCAACTTCAGATGTACCAGTTGTTATGTGATTTCAGATTTTCCTAGCATTTTCAAGATCGATCGTTCAATATATAGCTTTAGCTTTCAAATGCAAATTATCACTATATTTAACAAGGGTTATGAATGAACTACACCATAATGGAGCTAGATAGTAAAGTTATTGCTGCTGCAGAACTTTTTTCAGAATTAAGAAAAATACACACAAAGGGAAATTCTGTTTCAATAGGTTTGGACTTACATGAGATAATATCATTAATAACTAACAAATCTACTGATTTAGATATACTTATTGAAACATCACAAAAAAGAACAATAGGTATGGCGAACAATGCGCTTATATCTAATAATGAAATAATGGATGCAAGCATAAGATCAACTATATATGAGATTTCACATTATGCAGCAACATTGTATAAAAAGTCACAAGGATTATTTTCATTTAAGGCAAGGTCAAAGTTTTCAGAAATAAGGAACAGCAAGGTTAATATAATAACAATCGGAAACGGTGTGTTTTTTGAATGCAATGGGCAGAAGTTTTTGTCTTACGCTACAAAGACGCTCGACGCAAGCAGCTCTCCTCAATAAAAAGGTCATAATTTAGTGGTGCGGTAGTGTTCAGAGTTCTGTGTCGTTTCCTACACTGAGTGAAACGGGGAGCGACACATCATGTCTGACAAGTACGAAATCGATATTCAGGCGTTTGCCAAAGCGCTGCAATCTGGACAGAACCTCAATGGCAAGGATGGCCTCCTGACACCACTGATCAAACAGATCACTGAAGCCGCATTGGGTGCAGAGATTGATGAGCACCTTGCAGAAAATCCGGCCGCCAATCGGAAAAATGGCACCTCAAAGAAAACAGTCAAAACCGCTGCTGGCGAGTTCGAGCTGGAGACGCCGAGAGATCGCAATGGCTCATTTGAGCCCCAGACTGTCAGGAAATATCAGACCCGTCTGACTGATGAAATGGAAGGCAAGATACTGTCTCTGTTTGCATTAGGCAGCAGTTACCAGAACATCCGTGACCATATCTGTGAAATGTACGGTATGAGCGTCTCCAACGGCATGATTAACGCCGTAACTGATCGCCTGGTGCCGGAGCTTAAAGCCTGGCAAGAGCGTGATCTGGAGCCGGTATACCCTTTTGTCTGGCTGGATGCCATTCACTACAAAGTGAAAGAGAATGGTCGTTTCATCTCCAAAGCGGTGTACACCATTCTTGGGCTAACCATCGAAGGTAAGAAGGAGCTGCTGGGACTCTATCTGTCTGAAAATGAAGGTGCACATTACTGGCTCAGCGTCCTGACAGATCTGCAGAATCGAGGTCTGAAAGACATCCTTATTGCCTCTGTGGATGGTCTGAAAGGCTTTCCTGAAGCGATCGAAAGCATCTATCCGGAAACAGAAGTACAGCTGTGTATTGTTCACCAGATCCGCAACTCCATGAAGTACGTCGCCAGCAAGAATCAGAAGGCATTTATGGTGGATCTGAAATGCGTCTACAAGGCGGCGACGCGAAACGCCGCAGAGCAGGCGCTGGACGAGCTGGAGGCAAAGTGGGGGAAACAGTACCCGCTGGTCATCAAGTCATGGCGTAGCAAGTGGGAGAACCTGTCGGTGTACTTCAAGTACCCGGAACAGGTAAGGCGTGCGATCTACACGACCAATGCAGTTGAGGCCGTGCACCGTCAGTTCCGGAAACTGACCAAAACCAAGGGTGGCTTCGCCAATGAAAACAGCCTGCTGAAGCTGCTCTATGCGGGCATATTGAGGGCCTCAGAGAAGTGGACGCATCCAGTGCAGAACTGGAACCTCACGCTGTCTCAGCTGAGCATCCACTTCCCTGACAGAATCGACCAGTATGTCGACCTGTGAATAAAACGGTGACACAGAACGGTGAACACCCTCCAGCCTTGGCAACGATGATGAGTCGCTTTGTAACCGTTGATCGGAGGGTGCTCACAGTACCATGCAGGCAGCTGAGACATTGCGCGTTTCCAGATGTCTCGTACCAGCCAAGTCATCTACTTGGACGAGGAAAGGGTCTGCTGCTGACCTCAGAATCTTGTAAAGGTCTGAGGTCAGCAGCAGATTGGTCTGGTTAGGTGAACTTCAACCAGGTGATGTGCAGAGAAATAAACGGCAGCGTTACTGCCCACACTTTGGACCGGAACTGCTTGTGTCGATACCAACTAAGGCCAAGCAGTTTGTAAACCCTGGCTCCGGTACCCAGTGTGTCGTACCAGAGTTCCCGTTCAGCACGCAGGACTACGTGTAGACGCCCCAGCCTTTTGGCTTTGTGCATGGCTCAAACATCATCCAGCAGATCGCCGTCTTCAGGATCAACGTCTTCTGGCAGCAGGGCCAGCAGCTGTTCGTACCCATCATCAGCAGCCTCCAGTTGAGTTTTCAGCTGGCTCGCATAGATCTTCTTGCCGTCCCACTCCAGGTAAGCACCAGAACGTTTGATGAAGCTCTCACGAATGCAGTAGTCCAGCAGAGTACCAATCTTGTCCACGATAGTCTGACCACCGGACAGGAACTGCATACGCCATTGAGCATCTTCGCCTTCGTGCACAATTTTGTTTTTCACCGTGCGGGCAGAAACGATGGCACCGGTCAGCTTCTTAGTTTCCTTCTTGTCTTCTTTCAGGTGCTTTTTGCCCAGACTTACACGGCCTGAACAGTAGAACTTTGCAGCTTTGCCGCCCGGCGTTACGTTCGGATCACCGAACATAATTCCCGGATCTAATCGAATCTGATTCAGCAGCAGACAGAGCGCGTTATAGTCGTTAGCGAATACCGACAACTGTTTCAGCGCATCTGACAGAGACTTTGCCAGGCCCAGGTTGTCACGCATGTTCAGGGAGGTCAGTTTTCGGCGCTTGCCTTCCTTGTCGTAGAGGACGGAGTGCGGAACCATTGAGGCAATGGAGTCGAACGTCCATACAATCGGTGCTTCGTCCGGGATCAGCCCCTTCTCACGGATCGTCGCCATCGCTTCGATAGCCGTATCAAAGGACTCTTCCAGGGTGTCCGGGCGACGATAGGCCCATGCAGCACCCTTGCCGGTTTCGAGGCCCAGCTTCTGAGCCAGTCCATCTTCAAAGCTGCGCTCGTGATCGGAGAAGCCTGCAAAGCCATCCATCTTCTGAGCCTGGATCATCAGCATGGTAGACAGGAAAGTCTTGCCGCATGATTCAGGGCCAAAGATCTCGTACAGGCGACCGACAGCGAAGCCACCGCGGTATCGGCCTGATACTGCATGGTTCAGCTCCGGTACGCCGGAATCCAGGTAAATGGATACAGACTGGCGCTCGTCGTTCTCACCAATTGCGTCGAACAGGGCATCGAATTGACTCATGATTTCGTCTCTAGTGTGTTTTTGAAAAGGCGCTCCCAGTCACGCATATTGCGCAGAATGGAGGCGAAAGCGTGGTACTCGCAGAACTCCCGGAATGCCAACATGTTCGGTTCGGATTGAACGGTGGTCAGATCGCTCATTGATAGCTGAACATCAAGCAGGTTCATCAGCTTAATATTCAGATCGTACCGGTCGCGCAGTTCCTGAGAGCTACAGAAGGCGTTAATCTTCTTGCGGTAGCGGCTCATAGATTCAGGCAGTGTGCCTGCTTTCTTGTCCAGCTCGCCGTGCGTATTGAAAGCCTCGAATAGACCCTCAACGCCGCCGAACTCTTGCATGATCAACGGTGCAGCTTTAGGGCCGATACCGTCGATACCCGGAATGTTATCCGAGGTGTCACCTATCAGAGCTTTGCCCTGCAGAAAGTCTGCCGGGGATGCAAAGCCTGTCAGATCTTCAATGGTGTTGCGGGTGCATTTGCGATCTCTGATAGGATCGAACCAGGTCACGTTTCTGTTAACCAGCTGAATCCAATCTTTGTCGCCCGATACCAGCAACACCTTGTACCCTTTTGCCGAAAAGAAACGGCTGATATAGCCCGCCAGATCGTCAGCCTCATAGTTGCGACCGATCATCTGGGTCAGCCCCAGCATCTTCAGAGCCTTGATCAGCTCCGGGCGCTGGCGCTTGTAGTCTTCACTGACAGCTTTTGCCTTCTCGTTGTTGTCATCGCGCTGCTTGTACTCCGGGTACAGGTCTTTACGCCAATACTCTTTGCCGTCCCACAGAATGAGCGGAGTGCGGTACTCGTCGCTCCAGGTGTTGATGGCAGAGCGGATCATTTTCAGGGTATGAAAAATGGCGTGAACCGGCTGGCCGTTTGCGCTCAGCGGTGAAGCATTTGCTGCAGCGTAACCAAGGCTGTTTCCATCAATGAGCATGAAAGATTTAGTCATTGGTGTCTCCAGAAGAAGAAAGGGCCTTTCGGCCCCTTCTGTTCAGCTTTGATTAGCCCAAGTCAGCCAGCAGATCGTCCAGTTCATCATCATCGAAGTCGGTTGCAACCTCCTCGCTTGATGTACCCATCGGCTCAGTCACCGCTTCTGCAGCAGGAGACTCGATAACTTCAGCATCTTCGATGCCATCCAGATCGATGTCGTCCATTACAGAGCCCATCTCAGCGTCTGGCAGTGCAGCTGTTTTGCCGCCTGGCAGTGCATTAGCTGGGCCACCGAATGAGTCGTCGCTTGCGAGCATGAAGCCAGCTGCACGACTTACTGCAGCAACAGCCTTGTTACGGCTCTCTTCGTTCTCCTGAGCAACGTATTCATCCAGGTTGTGGACTTTCTGATACACAGATTCCGGCACCTTCACAGACTTCGGAGCAGGCATTACTGTGTACTTGGTATCGAACTGACCGGAGCCTTCGCGTGTGATCACCAGATCTACACCGCCTTCCAGCTTGGTAATGTCGTCGTACTCAGAGATGATTTCACAGATGGACTCGAACACTGTGGTGCCCACTTCCATGATCTGCGGCTCGCTCTTAATGTCATCTTCGGACAGAACCAGTACGTTCATCAGGTAACGCTGACCGGCGTTCGCAGACTTCAGCAGCTTGATCTGGTCATCATCATTAGAGTTTTTGATGCCCTGGCCAATCGCCTGACATACTGGACACTCTTTGCCGAAAGTCGCTTCAGTACACAGGTAGATTGCATCGGTTTCTTTCTTTTCGTTCTTAACGAAGTGAACACCGAAGTCGTGGAAGAAGTGAGGATCGTCCAGACCGCGCCAGCTTGGCAGAATGCGAACACGGGATTTACCCGGCTTCGGCTTCCAGGTGCGAGCACGACCTTTCTTAGCGGAGATGTCTTTCTGTTTTTGAGCGATCAGGTCTTTGATGGACATTTTAGACATAGTGTTAAGCCTTGTTCAGTAGTGTTGTGTTTTCGTGTATGTCAGTCAGTGACAAAACGAATTATAAGTAAGATCTGACTTATTTATAGAGCTGGCAACGTAGTTACCAGCTCTATACCAATCAGCGCCCTACTTTACTCATTGCTGCGTCTTTGAGGTCTGTCATCCGCTCCTGATT